AACTTTACCGCAATCATACACTGGTACACTTGTTCCACCGTAAGCTTTTGATCTAAAATAACTGACCAAAGCTGTGCAATACGTTCATGATTTAGTTGTGCATCTCCGTATATCTTAGCTCGTTCGCTAGATATTAGATCACCTGCTCTCTCTAATATGTCTTTTCTTTTTATCATTATATTTCATACCTGTATTTTTTCTGTGACTCTATTATGTGGAGGTTTTCTTTTACTCTTGTTAATCCTACATAAAAGACTCGATGCTCATCATCTTGATCTTGATTCGTAACGCATACCTTAGTTGAGTCAAGATGCACCACTACGTTCTCATCTTCTCCCCCTTTCATAGCATGAAACGTAGATACCTTTAACCGTGGTCGTTCTGTAAGCACTTCTCCCCGTCTACGCAAAGCACGAATATAATGTTTTTCATCTACACCTAAACGGAGCATATCTAAAGCCTCAATATTTTTGTCTGCTAAAAGACCAAAGTTTTTAACCAGACTATCATATGTATAAGTGCTGTCTACGGGTTCTACCTCTAACAACTGTTTCATACCCCGTTTAATTACGGCTCCGTCTCCAGACTTAGGTGCCAACTGATACAACTGTTTAACCTCATGAAGTCCTATTGAATCTCCTCTTTGCAATCCCTCCCATATCCTCATAGCTTCCGCTATCTCTAATTTTACACTTGGATAGCCTTTGATCTCATAGAATAAACCTTGATCCCGTAGGTCTGTTGCAACATCACGAGCAAAAGAATTAGTTCGAGACATCAAAGTCCACGAACCTTGGCTCATGTCTAGATTATGTGTGTCCATATGAAAATTAACGGTGCCCTCACGATCCATCGGATCAAAAGCCTTTTGTTTTCTGTTATGAATGCGTTTAACCACGGAGTTAGCCAAGTTATATGCAGACCGTGGTAGCCTATAACTTTTCTTTAATACACGAACATTTTGTGAGCAGTTCATAAATAAATTAACATCAACACCTGCCCACCTATGAATCGCCTGGTCATCATCCCCTGCAAAGTATGTTTTGTCTGAATTTTGTGCAAGTAGTTCTACCATCTTCCATTGTAACGGAACGAGGTCTTGTGCTTCATCAACTATGAGTATTTCAAGCTTTGGGGCAGTCCCTTGTTTAACATAACCCGAAATCATATCTGTGAACGATACCTTACCATATTCCGACTTATACTTTTGTAATTCTCTCCATATTTTAAAAAGCATAAAGAAGTCTAAATCATAGTTTCGTTGATCGTTATATTCTTCTCCAAGAGTAACGCATCGAAGAGCAGCTCTGTCCACCATACGTAGATATCTGTCGTGATCCTTACCTTGTGGTAGTATTAATCCATCATCAGCATCACTGGCTATGATTCCATCAAAGTTCATGCCCATCATTCGAGAGAACTCTCTCCAATCCTCACGAGCCATCAAGTCTGATTGTGACAGACCTAGACCATTGTATCCAAGAGAATGAAGCGTCCTAAAATAGGGTAGGCTCTTGGGTGTAAGATTAAATGCCGATCCCGCCCTCTCTATAGCCTCTGTGACGGCTTTCTTAGTAAAAGATACATAACCAATCCTATCGGGTTCTACACCCCGTGAGAGAGCGTCTCTGACGATCTCAATGAGGGTATGTGTCTTACCGCACCCTGGAGGACCTAGTATTAACTCAGAAGGGTATGTCATTCTCTGCTACCTCTGTTTTTTGCTCGACACCCTCATATGCAGGTATCCACCATACTCTAATCGTTGACCTTGATCCATCGGGTTTACGGATGCTCTTATGACCGTTGCAATCTGTGTCATCGTTTAGCTTTTTTAATCGCTCTTGTATCTGTGCTCGTGTAAATGATCCAAAGTTTCTCTGACGTAAAAACTCCATGAGTCCGTTAATCATAAACATTGTTTTACCGCCCTCCGTCCACGGCTTACCCATAAGAAGTTCCTCAGACGATTGTGCTTTGATACGGCTCGTACAAAACATTTCCAATAAATCATAAAACTGTCCATCCACTGTAAGTTCTCGTGGCACTTCTAACTGGACAGCCTTTTTTAGCATTTCATTAACTTTGTTTACCCAATCCACCTCTTTCATCTTTGATGGCATCATCATCAATTGTTCCATACACGCTTTCTGAAACAAATGTTGGTTCTGTAGGTGATCCATTGTTATCTCTAATCTGCCACCATTTACATCAAGAAACACAAGCTTGGGGTCAGATAGCATAATTGTTAGTCCACTAAGATCAGCAGCGTGATCAGATTTTGCTCCTACACCAAACTTCCTAGATTTACATAATTCCTTATTACAAAAAGATGCGTTAGGCTCGATGTTACACTGATAGAAGTAGTCCTTCTTTTGATACTGAGTCTGTAAGCTAACCAATTCACTGGCAGGCAGGGGTGGAGAGCAGTGCCTTTGGTTTATTTCCTCCAGAGAACCTTTCCAATTGTCAGAATATTTACCCTTACAATACGGAGCACACTGAGACAAAAAAATGTTTCTATTTGCTGTTACACCGCCCGATGCAATGTAGTTCTGTAAACAAGGCGGCCCGTCCGTAAATAACTCTCGACTATCCCCATACTTAATACTTTCTAAATCAGATATTAAAGTTCTTGTTTTCTCTACAACCGCTAAAAACTCCTCTAAACTAATAGCTTGACCCTTTTCGTTAAAAGCATACCGCATGGTTTGTTCTGCTTTGAAGTAAGGTAGGTTAATAAAATTTCCTACATCACCTCTTTCTGACAGAATAGTATCTTGTTTAGGAAATATTTCTGCCTTGGCATAGCCTAAAGCACTAGCTATCTCTGTAAGATATTCTCTAAAAATCTTTGCTTGTGCCGGTTCTTTTAAAAAACAAAATAAATGTGCACCCCCCGACTTTGATCGACACACGACCAGGGGCAATTTAAATTCTAATATTTTTTTGATTAATCCTTTATGATCTAGGTCGTACTGATCTATATCAATCGCCCCGAAGTAACACTCGTTCTCTCTAGTGATCGGGATCGCCCCGACTCCATGTTTTCCCTCAAGGTGATTCTTAACAAGCTCTTCGGTCAACGGCTCACGAACCACCCGACTATTAGCCTCTGTCTTACCATTTCGACCAACAGACCCTACAGTGGTTTGTCCGTGTGCTTCATTTGAACCACGGAAAGCATCCATAAATTTGATTACATTTGACATGGTTTAAAAGAAGGGGATGTGGGGCAGTCAGACAAAAAAGGATTAAAGTCACCCACACCCCCAACAAACTGTTGATATGAGCAGTTAGATAGGAATTTCGTCGGAAATTCCAGTTTCATCAACAGCTTTTACTGCACCGTCCATAATTGATTGCCTAAACTTTTTCGCTTGATCAAATATTGCCTTACTCTGTACAAGGTCGTCCTTCGTGACAGACCAATTGTACCAGGTGCCTTTATCGTTGCTCTCCTCAACAGTTACCAACTTCCACTGCGTAGCAAACAAAGCGGGTGTCATTAACTGATTTGTTTTAGGGTTTTTAATTTTCAACATAGAGATTTGTGTCTTCCAACGCTGACTTACTTTAAGTTGAGAGGCTTTCATGTCAACAATCGCAGGTTGAATCATGCCGTCTCCCTCAACTATAAGGCAATAGTGTTGATCAGACTTAACTAAATCATTACCGTTGGGTAATATTTCTCTAGCTCCCTTTCTCTCTGTTTTTTGAATCATGGGGTCTTTTGTAGACAATTCTCCCACAAATCCACCACCAGTTTCTCTAGGAACAAACTCTAGATACTTAGTCTCTTGATAACATGGTATTACCGTTAGACCGTCTTCTCCGTTCCAAAACTGGTTTGTGACAGTGTTAAAAGCATCGCCCTGCTCTGCATCCTCGATAAACAAAGGATCCTTCCTTTTTATCTGCGGTGACAAAGCTTGGATTATTCGAATAAACGGTATTTGCAACTCAGAACTTTCAAATGTTGTTCCTTCGCCTGCAGTTGCTGTTAGTTCGTCTAAAAGATCGGTAGGAAATTGGTCTTCCTTTTGTACTACTTGATTCGCCATTATATTTTTCTCCTTATATCAACAATATTGCTCAGAAAAACACCGAAAAGATCTAAATCTAGTTCTTGTGCATTTTCTAAACGGGTTCTAACAAATCCCTTCATGGTTTGGGGATGTATATGTTC